CAGGAATAATATTTATAATAAATTATGGCATTTAACAACGGACCCAAACTAGTCACACAAGGATTAAACTTACTGGTGGATGCCGGTGATCCCACCTCATACCCGGGCACAGGTACAACCTGGAGGGACGTTGTGGGAGGACAAAACGGAATCATCACCGGGTCTGTTTCTTATACCTCAGAATTTTACGGGGGATTGACTTTCTCAAATTCATCCTCAGCCGTTATTTTCCCAGGCTCAACGGCAAATTATGGTACCGGTTCATTCACCGTTGAGATGGCTTTTAAGCCAACTTTCATAAATGGGAGACATTATTTAATGTCTAAAAATTCTGGTTCATTCCCCAATTGGGCAATTTATTTATCTGGTTCTGCCGGGACAGGTAAATTATGGTCGGAGTTTAGAACTACGGCTGCCATCTCTTGTTCAGTATCCTCTTCAACAACCTTTGTAACAGGGTCTGTTTATCAGGTGGATGTTGTATTAGCACCAGGAGTGTCAGGATCAGGAATAACAGTAGATGGATTAACAGAAGGGGGTGTTTTAGGAAACGGTGGAGGTTCTTTAACTAACACAGGCAGTTTATTTGTAGGTAATTTCTCACAAAATAACACTCAGAATTTCTCAGGTTCAATCTTTACTTTAAAAACATATTCAACAACCGGTTTTACATTACCGGCAATAAATTTTAATGCTACTGCAACTAGATTAGCTAAACAACCTATACTTCAAGAAGGACTTAAAATATTTGAACTTTTAGTAGTTGCCGGTGGTGGTGGAGGAAATACAGGGACTTATGGTGGTGGAGGTGGAGCAGGAGGCCTTCAATATATTCCAAATTTTATCCCCACCCTTGGGCCCTCTCAAGTTATTGTAGGAGCTGGAGGATCAACAACTAGTAATGGTCAAAACTCAACTTTTAGTTTTACAACATCTGTAGGGGGAGGAAGGGGGGGTAATGATCAAAATAATGGTAATTCTGGAGGTTCAGGAGGAGGCGGAGGACGTCTTAGAGTTAATGGACTAGGCACAGTAGGACAAGGAAATGATGGGGGGGATGGAACAGCCTACGGTGGCGGTGGCGGAGGTGCAGGAAGTGTAGGTCAGCCTGGATTATCACCAAGTATTGGAGGAGCAGGAGGCTCAGGTTCTTTTATACCCGCTTTTTCGGCGATAGGAGGATCCCCAGCCGGTTGGTTTGCAGGAGGTGGAGGAGGAGGAGCAAATGGAGCTGGGCAAAATGGAGGTATTGGAGGTGGCGGTAATGGTGGTGCAGGTTCTATAACACCTATAACGGGTTCAGTAAATACTGGTGGTGGAGCCGGAGGTATCGGGTTTAATACTGGAGGTGCAGCAGGAGGATCAGGTATAGTAGCAATACGGTACAACGGACTACCAATCGCCCTAGGAGGAGAAATCACCCAATCAGCAGGATTTACTTACCACGTATTTAGAACAGTAGGAACCTCATCATTCACAATATTCTAAAAAATAACAAATGGCAGTACAATACGCATTCGGAAAAATAATAACCCAAGGCCTTGATCTAAACGTGGATGCGGCCGATCCTACATCTTATACCTCAGGGTCAAGTTCATGGATTTCTGTTGTAAACAGATCCATAACCGGATCAATCATATCCTGTTCTTACAGTTCAGACTTTAAAGGAGGGTTAGTATTTAATAACCAGAGTGCCTCGGTTCAATTTCCCGGTACGATAGCAAATTACGGAACCGGTTCTTTTACCATTGAGATGGCTTTTAGACCATCCTCCATTAATGGAATACATTATCTGGTATCTAAAAATTCCGGATCATTTCCAAATTGGGGAGTGTATTTGAGCGAGTCAGGGGGATCGGGTAAATTATTTGCAGAATATAGGATTAATGCCTCGGTTTCTTGTTCGGTGTCTTCATCGACTGTATTTGCGACTGGGTCAAATTATTTTGTTGATACTATATTTTCTCCTTTAGAGAGAAGAACCTATATTAATGTTGATGGAGGGCTTGATGTTATTTCTACAGTAGGTAACGGAACAGGTTCTCTAACAACAACAGGGAGTTTATTTGTAGGAAATTTAACAGGTAGTTCCTCTCAAGCATATTCAGGGTCAATTTTTAATGTAAAAGCATATTCAACTTTTACCTCAGGATTCAATAATTTTAAAACAATTTCTCAAAGAATTAATAAACCAATACCTGCAAGACCATCAAATGCCTTAGCTTTAATAGTGGCCGGTGGTGGTGGAAGTGGTGGAGGAGGAGGTAATAGAGCTCAAGGAGGAGGAGGAGCAGGAGGTGTTATATTTACTTCTATTCCATTAAATATAGGGAATACTAGTATAATTGTCGGAGATGGAGGACTTGGCGGTAACAATGCCGGATTTATAGGAAATGGCCAAAATTCTTCTATTTTAACTTATGTAGCAATCGGCGGCGGCGGCGGAGGCAATGAAAATAGTCCTGCTACTGGCGGAAGTGGAGGTTCTGGCGGTGGAGGTACACAAGGAAGTGCCGCCGGAGCGGGAACAGTGAACCAGGGGTTTAGCGGAAGTAGTTCTGGAGGCGGAGGAGGAGGAGGAGGAGGGTATGGTGGATTACCTGTAGCTAGATTGAGCTTTGCACACGATGGCGGCCCTGGCTTATTTGTCCCTCTTTTCGAACCAGTAGCAGGTTCACCCGCAGGATGGTTTGCAGGTGGTGGTGCTGGGTGTTATGTTACTGGTCCGGGACGTGGAGGTATAGGCGGCGGCGGCGGGTCTGGATCTGTAAATGGAGTATCAAATACCGGTGGTGGAGGTGGTGGTAACATATCATCCACTGGTGCAAAAGGAGGCTCAGGTATAGTAATTATAAGATACTCAGGTCCTCCAATTGCAACCGGAGGAACAATCACCTCAGTAGGAGGAGATACCATACACACATTTACGGCAACCGGTTCTTCAACCTTTACTGTACTTTAAAATATTTATACATAAATGGCAAATATATTAACAAAAACAGGCATAACCACCGGCGGTACAGTATTACCGGGTCATGTTACACAGTCTATAGACGCGTTAACTGGAACCCTCGCATATGACATCACAATCTCGGGGTCATTAACTTTAACAGGTAGTATAGCGTCACTAAACGGTTTTACAGGCAGCATGTTGGGTACTTCATCTTGGGCTAACAATGCTATTGCTTCTACAACAGCGGTTACTGCCTCTTATGTGTTAAATGCTATTTCGGCTTCATTTTCAACTACGGCTTCTTTTGTTCGTAATGCGGTGTCTGCCTCTTATATATTGAATGGTGTTAGTAGCTCATTTGCCTCTACTGCCTCTTACGTACAAAATGCAGTATCTGCTTCTTATGTCTTAAACGCTGTAAACTCTACTAACTCTACTATTGCCCAAAAATTATCAAGTGAATATAAACCATCAGGTTCTAATTTTATAAATGGTAATTTAGGAATGTTGGCTGGTTCAACTACTTTATCTTCAGGTATTTCTGCTATTTTTACTCCTACTGAACTTACAGGTAAAAGATTTCAAACTGAGTTTTGGGTTACAACAACATTAGCTTCAGGTTCTACAACCCCAGGACCAAATACTGTTTTTTATGTTGAGTCACCATCATTAGGACAATTTAGAATAAGAGAAGCAGGAGGTGCTATAAGTAACGATGATGTTTGCTTTACAGTGATGTATCTTAAGCCTTAATAACATATTTATTACTGCAAAAGGTTTTTTTATCAATAGTTATCTGTTAATACTTTTGAGTCTTTTTAACATATTTATAACAAAACGTAAAAACAATCTAAAAAATGGCAGAAATACTTTTATCTCCTGGTGTATTAGCAAGAGAAAACGATCTTTCACAGATCACTAATGCTCCCGCCCCTATAGGAGCATCTATTATTGGCCCTACAGTAAAAGGCCAACCAAATATCCCTCGTAAAGTTACAAGCTTTTCAGAATATTTGACTTATTTTGGCGGAAGTTTTATTAGTGGATCTAGTAATCAATACACTTACTTTACTTCAACTGCTGCTTATAATTATTTCCAAAATGGTGGTACTAGTTTATGGGTAACAAGAGTTGCTAGCGGTTCATTTATAGCTGCTACTTCTTCATTCATTTCTGGTAGTACAGCTGGATCTTATACAAGCGGTAGTGTTTTCCAATTATCAACAATTAGCTTCGGCGCTGATCAAAACAGTTCAGGATCATTAGATGCTAGTGGTTCGTTATCAAATGGTACTTCAAATAACGTAAGATGGGAAATTGTTTCTCCTAATACAGCATCTGGTACTTTCTCATTGTTAATTAGACAAGGTAATGATAACAACAATAGCAAAGTTGTTTTAGAAACTTGGACTGGATTATCATTAGATCCTACAGCTACTAATTACATTGAAAAAATCATTGGTAACCAAGTATTTACTTTAGGAACTGGTTCATCTGGAGCCGCAGAGTATGTAAAAACAAGTGGTAACTATCCTAACAAGAGTAAGTATGTGACTGTTTCTTCAGTAGGTACTAAAACTCCAAATTATTTTGATAATAATGGTGTAGCTAAAACTCAATTTACTGCTTTTATTCCTGTAGCACAAAGTGGTGTTTTAGGAGGTGCGACCGGTAACTTAACTCAAGGTAGTGATTTATATAATGAAAGTATTTCAAACTCAGATACTCAAGGTTTAAATGCTTCAGATTATGCTAATGCAATTAGCTTAATGTCAAATGCTGATGAATATCAATACAATGTAATTGCTGTTCCTGGTTTGTGTTATGCTGCTTCAACTCATAAATCTCAATTAACTAACTTAATTAATAACACTCAAAACAGAGGAGATGCTATTGCAGTAATTGATACTGAATTATTTAATGGTTCAGTTGCTACAGCAACTTCTACTGCTAATACAATTGATTCTTCATACGCCGCTACTTACTGGCCTTGGATTCAAACAGTAGATCCAATTACAAATGAATTAACTTGGGTTCCTGCTTCAACAATGATCCCTGCTGTTTATGTTAATAATGATACAGTAGCTGCTCCTTGGTTTGCACCAGCTGGTTTAAACAGAGGTGGATTAATTAATGCTGTGAGTGCTGAAAAGAAATTAACAAATTCTGATAGAGATACTTTATACCAAAATAAAATTAACCCTATCGCTACTTTCCCAGGAACTGGAGTTGTAGTATACGGACAGAAAACATTACAAACTCAAGCATCTGCTTTGGATCGTGTAAATGTTCGTAGATTGTTAATTGCTTTGAAATCAAGAATCAGTGATATTGCTAAAACATTAGTATTTGAACAAAACACTATTGCTACTCGTAATAACTTCTTGGCTCAAGTAAATCCATATTTGGAATCAGTTCAACAACAACAAGGTTTGTATGCTTTCAAAGTAGTAATGGATGATTCAAATAACACTCCTGATGTTGTAGATAGAAACCAATTAGTAGGTGCTATTTATTTACAACCTACTAAGACCGCTGAATATATTTACTTGGATTTCAATGTTTTACCAACAGGAGCTACTTTCCCTGCATAATTTTTAAAAATTAAATATTTATAACAAAACAATAAAATAAAATGGCAATTTTAGATCCAAACGAAATATTTTTCACCGCTTTTGAACCAAAACAAAAGAATAGGTTTGTCCTTTATGTTGATGGTATTCCTGCCTATTTGATTAAAGGTGTGAGCGGAATGGGTTTTTCACAAGAAGAAATCGTATTAAACCACATTAACGTTTATCGTAAAATTAAAGGTAAATTGAAGTGGAATGATTTGACTTTAACCTTGTTTGATCCTATTACTCCATCAGGTGCTCAAGCCGTAATGGAATGGGTACGTTTACATCATGAATCAGTAACTGGCCGTGATGGATATTCTGATATGTATAAAAAAGATGTAACTCTTAACGTATTAGGTCCTGTAGGTGATATTGTTTCTGAGTGGGTTGTAAAAGGTGCCTTTATCAAATCTGCTGATTTCGGTGAATTTAACTATGATACTGAAGCAGAAGCACAAAACATTTCTATGGTATTAGGAATGGATTACTGTGTATTGAACTTCTAATTAAAAAGAAATATTGAAAGAGCTCGCAAGAAATTGCGAGCTTCTTTTTTTCTTATATATTTATATAGGACAACAAAGTTATAACTAATTATCTATGGAAGAAAAAAAATTCAAATTTCCTACCGAAATGGTAGATTTGCCTTCAAAAGGTTTATTGTATCCTGAAGGACATCCCTTATCTTCTGGTCAAGTTGAAATGAAGTACATGACCGCTAAAGAGGAAGATATTTTAACAAACCAAAATTATATTAAACAAGGAGTAGTAATTGATAAGTTACTTCAATCTCTTATTGTTACTAAATTTGATTTTGATGATTTGTTAGTAGGAGATAAAAATGCAATTATGATTGCTGCTCGTGTTTTAGGTTATGGTAAAGACTATTCTTTTACTTATGAAAATGAAGAAATTACTGTAGACTTATCTGAATTGCCTTCTATTGATTTAGATGAATCAGTAATAACAAAAGGAATTAACTCATTTAAATATACTCTTCCAGCTACTGGAACTGAAATTACTTATAAGTTGTTGACCGGTAAGGATGAAAAAACCATTGATAGCGAAGTAAAGGGTATTAAACGCATTAATAAAAACGTTTCACCAGAATTGTCAACTAAGTTGAAACATCAAATTATAGCCGTTGATGGTGAAGAAGATAAAAAAACAATTCGTGATTTTGTAGATAATTACTTTTTAGCTAAAGATTCAGCGGCTTTTAGAACCCACATTAAACAAACTAGTCCTGATATTAAAATGACTTTTATACACAATGGAGCTAATGGTGAAGAGGAGGTCACTATTCCATTACAGATCCAGTTTTTTTGGCCTGACGCAAGAGTATAGGTTTAATTTATTTAAACAAATACATGAGATAGTATTTCATGGACGAGGTGGGTATAATTATGAAACTATTTATGATATGCCTGTTTGGTTAAGAAATATTACTCACCGATTTATAAGTGAGTCAATTAATCAGGAAAATGAAGCACAACAAAAAGCATACAATAGTGCTTCAAACAGTAAAGGTAAAAGCACTGCTACTACTAATATAGACTTAAATAATCCATCACAGGGCATCAAAAAATGATGCCCTTTAATATTTATTACATATGGCTGAACCAAGCAAAAAATCCTTAAGTGAACAACTAGATCTAGCAACACAGCTTGCGGATCAGATGAAGTTCATCCTTAAATTAACTAAGGAAAAAGGAGAGTTAGATAATTTAAGTGCAGCTTTATCTAGAGAAGTAGTTAAAAACACTCAAGCAATTTCCAAGTCATTTGAATCCTCTAAAGATGTTCAGAAAGAAATTGTTAAAAACCAAGACCTTCAAAACAAATTAGCTTTACAAAGAGAAACCTTAGAAAAAAACATTGGTAAAGAAGGTAAAAAAGCAGTTCAATTTATTCGAAATCAAGAAGCAGGCATAACTAAAGATACTAAAAAATTACAAGACTTAAGAGCTAAAGGATTAAATGATGACGCTAATAAATTAGCTAAAAATTTAATTTCTCGTAACAAATCCTTAGCTACCCAAATGCAGAACCTCACAACTGAGGAAAAACAATATATGGTTTTAGGACAACAATCTCAAATCATGCAACAAAACCTAGACTATCTTGAAGAAGAGCTAATGCTTCAAATAGAAATAGAGGCAGAACAAGAACGACGAAATAAAAACTTACTTAAATCCCAAAGTTTATTCACAGCTGGGTTAAAAGGAATGCAAGGTCTTTTAGGTGCTTTTGGTTTAGGAGCTTTATCACAAAAATTAGGATTAGATGCTGCTGTAGAAAAAGCGGATGAAATGACTAAAACTTTAACTGATGGTGGTAATAAATCATTAGGTTTATTTGGTAAAATGAGAGTAGGAGTTGCCTCTTTCGGCGCTGCTTTAAAATCAGCTTTAGGTCCTTTAGCAATAGCTGGTTTACTTATGAGTTTATTTAATAAAGCAAAAGAAGCAGCAAAAGAAGCAGCAGAATTCCAGAAAAAAACCAACCAACAAACTGTAGATTTTTCAAGATCATTAGGTGTTTCTCAACGAGTAGCTTCAAAAGTTACTAATGAAGTTAGAGCAATCGGTAGTGCCATGGGAGTTACAACAGAAATGGCTACTCAATCCGCTGAATCTATTTATACTGCTTTAGGAGGTGCTGAAAAAGTAAGTTCTAAAACATTAAGTACATTTATGAGACTAAACATATTTGCAGGAATGTCTGCAGATAATTTAGCTTCTATTTATAAATTTTCTAAGTTAACTGGGGAACCAGCTGAAAAAACAGCAGAAGCAATGGCTTCAACCGCTCGTGAATCTATAAAAGCTAATAAAGTTAATATTAGTATGAAACAGGTTATGGATGGTGTAAGCAAAACCTCAAACATAATTAAAATTAACTTTCAGGGCTCAGCTAAAGGATTAACAGAGGCCTTTATTGCTTCTAAAAAATTAGGTTTAGAGTTAAGTAAAGTAGATGATATTGCTAATAATTTATTAAATATTGAAGATTCAATTGCTGCTGAAATGGAGGCAGAATTACTTACTGGTAAAGAATTAAATCTTGAAAAAGCAAGAGAAGCATCTTTAAATAACGATAATGTCGCTTTGATGAATGAAATTGCTGAACAATTTGGTTCAATTGAAGACTTTCAAAAAATGAACCGAGTTCAACAAGAAGCATTTGCTAAATCAATTGGTATGTCTCGTGATGGATTAGCAGATATGTTAGTAACTTCTAAAGAAAATGAAGCTACTAACACAGAATTGATTGATACCCAAAAACAAAGCTTAGCAGCTATGCAATCTATGGCTTCTTTAGCTGAAACATTAGCTAAAAGTGAAGAAGACAAAGCAGCAGCAGCCAGCAAATCAGGAGAACAATTTACTAAATTGGAAATAGCTATGAATCGATTAGAAACAGCAGCCCGTCCATTATTAGATAAAGTATTTGCTCCTATATTAGATGTAATTACTAAAATAGTAGAAGGAGTTACTAATTTAATTACTAAAATCCAAAGTGGTAATACAGATTTTACCACTATGGAAAAGATTATAGGATTAATTGGTGGAGGTTTACTTGCTGTTAAAGCTACTATGTTTGCTATTAATGCTTACCAAAAAGTATCTAATGGTTTAGCAGAAACTAAATTATTCTTACAAAAAATGGTAAATAGTGAAATAGTAAAAGAAGGTTTAGCAATGGCTAAAAATGCTGTTGTAGCAGCTGCTAGTTTTGCAAAATCCGTAGGTATAGCTATTATGAAAGTAATTAGTTCATTGGCTTCTATTCCAGTAGTGGGTTGGGGGTTAGGTTTAGCTGCAGCTGGTGTTGTAGCTGGTTTAGCTTATAAATACATGAATGATGGTGTTATATCTCCTTCCCAAGGTAAAGGCGGATATGGCGATAGAGTATTATACGGACCTGAAGGCGCTATTTCGTTTAATAATAAAGATACTATTGTAGCTGGAACTAATTTGTTTGGAGACGATGTTGTAAGTGCTCCTAAAGGTACAGTAAATATGGGAAGTGATGCTTTAGCTCAAGAAATGAGAGAAATTAAAACTATACTATCTCAAATCCTTTACAAAGAAGGTAGTGTTACTCTTGATGGAAATAAAGTAGGTAAAGCTTTAGTAATGTCAGGATATAGAATGTAATAAATAAATATTTATAAACAAAACGATATGGCAATTTTAGATTTATTAACCAAACAAGGATCAGTATTAAAAAAAGATCCAATCACATACACTGGCCAAACCAAATTAGCTAGTCTATTACCAAAATCTACTTTAGATTTAGATGGTAAAAAACCAACAACTTATAAAGACAAAGCGCCTGAAGGTCAAAGCGGTAGAATTTAATGGGTTTACTTACACAAAAGACTGACCTAAAGTCGTTAAAATACGGCCGTGATAGATTCAATGGTGGATCTAGTGGTCAACCTTTTGTACAAATTCCTATATCTCCTGCTAATGTTACTCCTTCATTTCCGTTTGGGCCTGAATCTTTAATAGGGCAAACAGGAGGTGTTGATCAAATTACAAGAGGAGGATCCTTAGTCCCATCAAAACTATCAGAGGATGTTCAAAGAATATCTAGATTTTTACTTTCTAATCAAGGGGTTACTTTTATAGCTAAACAGCAGGGTTTATACTTTGCTGAACAGCTTCAACTCTATGGACCTGATATTAGTAAATGGAAACAATTTTATAATCCTTTATCTCCTGTTGTAAACACTACTTTAGCTCCAACAGGTGTTCATTTAGCTAATACTTTTTATATTGGTAAAAAGCCAAGTGATGATATTCCTCGAGAAGGTAAATATCAAGAAGGAAAAACATTTAAAATTAAACCTACTAATTTTGATTCAGGAACACAAAACATTATAAATGATAGAGTAGATAAAATTACAGCAAAATCTCTTTATTCTTCTTCATCATTAGACACTTCTTTACAAGATACAGTTCCATTTAGAATAGTAAAAATAGATAATTCAGGACAAGGAAATAACGTATACATCCATTTTAGAGCATATATTGAAGGATTATCCGATGCTTATAAAGCAGATTGGGGTACTCAAAAGTATATGGGTAGAGGTGAAAATTTTTACTTTTACAATGGATTTGATAGAGAAGTAAGTTTTAAATTTACTGTTCCTGTATTATCAAAATATGAACAAAAATCGGTTTACTCTAAATTAAATTACTTAGCTTCATTATGTGCTCCTGATTATTCTCAAGGTGGGTTTATGAGAGGCAATATAATAAAACTAACTATTGGAGAC